GGTCGGTCCGGGCGAGGGGCCGGTGGCGGCAGTGCCGCAGGGCCAGGCGCCGGGGCGGGCGATGTGGAAGCAGGGGGCCTCGGGCTCGGCCCGGCGCTGCTGCGGGGGCCGGCCGGTGAGCGACTTGATGTAGCCGAGCAGGTCGCCCTCCTTCCGCAGGGCGGCGATGTCGGCTTCGTCGGCGGTCACGTCTGCGCCATGTCGACGAAGCGGGCGTAGTGCCCCTGGAAGGCGACGGTGATGGTGCCCGTCGGCCCGTTCCGGTGCTTGGCGACGATCAGGTCGGCTTCGCCGGCCCGCGGGGACTCCTTCTCGTAGGCGTCCTCCCGGTGCAGCAGGATGACCACGTCGGCGTCCTGCTCGAGGGAGCCGGACTCGCGGAGGTCAGACAGCATCGGCCGCTTGTCCTGGCGCTGTTCCGGGCCACGGTTCAGCTGCGACAGGGCCACGATCGGCACCTGCAGGTCCATGGCGAGCATCTTGAGACCGCGGCTGATCCGGGACACTTCCTGCTGCCGGTTGTCGCTGGAGCCCACGGACTCCCCGCTCATGAGCTGCAGGTAGTCGATGACGACGAGGCCGAGGCCCTCGCGCCGCTGGACGCGCCGGCAGTGGGATCGGATCCTGGCGAGGGTGATGCCGGCGTCCGCGACGATGTGCAGCGGCGAGGCTTGCATGTCCTGCCCCGCGGCGATCAGGCGAGCGACCGCGCCATCGTCGACCGGCCCCTTGTGCTTCATCCAGTGCAACGGGTAGCGGGCCTGGGCGGACAGGAATCGCTTCTCGAGTTCCTTGCGGCCCATCTCGAGCGAGAAGAAGAGGGTGGTGATGTTGTTGCGGATGGCGGCGTTGCGGGCGAAGTCGCCGCCGAGGACGGACTTGCCCATGGCGGGGCGTGCCGCAATGAGGACGATCTGCCCGCCCTGCAGGCCGCCGGTGAGATCGTCGAGGTCGACGAACCCTGTCGAGAGGCCTTCCTTGGGGCCGTTCTGGCGGATCTCGACGACTTCGGCGACGGTGTCCATGATGTCGACGCCGATCGTGAGGTCGTCGGCTCCGTGGTCGGTGAGGCCGGCCAGTCCCTCGAGGGTGTCGAAGGCGTTCTGGACGATCTCGTCTGTCGACTGCTGGCGGCCGTGAACGCTGCGGGTCATGCCGTTCGCGGCGTCCAGGACCTGCCGCAGTGCGGCCTTCTCGCGGACGATCTCGGCGTGGGCCTCGGCGCTGGCGACGGAGGGCACTGCGTTGACGAGGTCGAACAGGTAGGTTCTGTCGCCGCAGCGCCGGAGCTCGCCGTCCTTCTCCAGCCGGTTGCCGAGGGCGATCGGGTCGTGTGCTTCGCCCTTGGCGTGGAGGTCGACGAGGGTCGCGTAGATCGTTTCGTGGGCGGGGCGGTAGAAGTGCGCCGGCTTGAGGCGCTCGACGATTTCTTCGGCGGCTCGCGAGGAAAGGATCAGCGAGCCGAGGACGGCCATCTCGGCGGCGTCATCGATCGGCGGAGGGGGCGGGCCCGGCCGGTCGTCGACGGGCGGCTCGTCGTAGTCGAAGTTCACGCTGCAGTCCTCCTGTAGTCGGTTCCGGTGAACTTGACTGCGACGGAGCCGCCGTCGGCGAAGCGCGACATGGTCCGGGCGCCGAGCGGTTCGAGGCTGAGCAGGTTCGTGGAGATGAGGGTGGGGAGCTGGTCCTGCCAGCGGGCGTCGATCAGTTGGGCGATGGCGTCGACCGTCCACGGCTGGAGCTGGCTGGCGCCGAAGTCGTCGAGCGCGAGGAGCGGGGCCTGCGCCCAGGTGCGGAGCCGGTCGTGGTTCACGGGCCGGTCGGCGGCGAGCTTGAAGTCGTAGTCGCTGGCGATGTAGTAGCGCTGGTGCCAGCCGCGGCGGATGAGGAGTTCGCCGATCTTCCACAGGTGCCAGGTCTTGCCGGTGCCGGGCTCGCCGAGCAGCAGCAGTGAGGCGAGGGCGCCGTCGAGGAAGCCGTCGATCCAGTCGCGGACTTCGCTTCGGACGACCCCTTCGGCGGTGAATGCCTTGGGTCGGCGAGCGAGGTAGCGCTCGAGGGCTTGGCTGCGGATTTCGGCTCGGGCCGCGGCCTGCTCTGCGTCGTGGCGGCGCCGGCGGTCTTCGGGTGTGGCCATCAGAACGGCTTCGCTTTCTGGTAGTCCTCGGCGGTGGGCGCGGGGGCGGCAGCACCAGTGGCGGGGTGAGGCCGATTCGGCCCGGTGGGCGGCCGGCGCTGGCCGGCTGCCTGGCGGCGGAGGGTTTCGTACTTGGCGCGGAGCTTGGCGGGGCTGAGGATGTGCGCCTGCCAGAAGCTGTCGGCGTGGGCCCAGTCGATGGCGGCGATGGCCTGGTCGACGGTGACGCCGTCGCGGTCGAGCAGCAGCCGGACATCGTTGCGCCACGTCTTGTTGATGCCTGGCTTCTTGCTGCCGCTCTTTTCCAGGACGTCGGCGAGGTGTCGGCATACGCGTTCGACGTCGGTCCGGGGAGGGTCGTCGTCGGATGCCGAAGGCTCCGACTCGCGTCCGCTCCCTGCTCCCTGCTCCCTGCTCCCTGCTCCCTGCTCAGGGCGGAGGCTCTCCGGAGGGCTCTGGAAGTCCTCCGGAGAAGCTCCGGAGCCCTCGTGAGGTTCGCAAGAGTCCTGGTCAGAGGGGGCGTCGTCCTGCTCGTGGACGTCTTGCGGCCTGGGATAGCGCGGTTTGCGGGGGTGGCTGACTTTCTGGTGCTCGGACCAGTTCGAGACGGCCAGGAGAGCCTTTCCGGAGGCTTCGTAGAGGGTCACCAGACGGGCCGCGTGAAGGCTCTGGAGGTCTTCGCGAGTCCTCTGGAGGATGTCCGGAGCTTCTTCGAGGGGCCAGACCGCGGCCCGGATGAGCCGCGGGTCGGCGAGGCCCACACCGTTGTCGTCGACGTAGGTCCACAGGCCGATGAACGTGAGGCGTGTGGACAGCTCGAGGTCGGCGATCGTGAGCGAAGTGAAGAACTCCGGCTTGATCGAGCGGATGCGGGCCATGGAGAGGGTCTTCTTTCCGGCTGCTGTGGGTGGGTGGTCTAGGCGGCGGTCTGCTGCTCGGCGCGCCGGCGCTTGATCTCGCGGGTGTGCTCGGCGTTGGCAGCGCGGCAGGCGAGGCAGAAGGGGGTCTTCTCGCGGCTGTGCCGCTTGTAGCCGGCGCGGGTTCCGCAGCGGGCTGGCTGTCGCGGCTTCCTGGGCGGTCGGGGTGCTGCCTTCGGGCGCCGTTGCTGCTGGCGGTAGTGCCGGTCGCAGAGGCCGCGGGCCTTCACGAGGTCGTTGCAGTCCTCTTCGCGGCAGGCGCTGGAGCCGCCGATGCCGTGCTCGAACTTCCAGCGGGCGATCTGCCGCTTGTCGACTCCGACCGTCTGCGCGGTGGCGACCTCGGTCCACCCGGCCCGCACGAGGAGGAGGGCGGCGATGCGTCGCTCTTCGGGCGTGAGCTGGGGTCGGGGGCTGTCGCCGGTGATGGCGCGTTCGATGGCGATCCAGTCGATGCCCCCGGTATCGGTCGGGTCGGTGGGGAGCGGGATTCGGGTGGCGACGGAGATGGCGCGCGTGGCCAGCAGGGGCCGGAGTGCTGCGGTCATCGGTCTTCCTCCTTTCGCTGCTGCGGGAGTTCGGTGAGGTTCCAGATGGCCTGGCAGGTGTCGCGGTCGGCGATGGCCTGCTGGGTGAGGCGGTCGGCGCGGTGTCGGGCGACGTCGTCGAGGACCCGGTCGCGGGTCGGGTGCGGCGCGGGCCGGTTGTCGCGGATCCAAATCGCGAGCCAGGCCGCGGCGAGGACGACCGCGCAGGCGGCAGAGATGGCGCCCATCACGCGGCCCGCCGCTGCCGGGCTCGGGCGGCCCGCTGGTCCGCTATGACCAGGCCCTTGACGCTCAGCCGCCAGACTGCGATCGGATGGCCGTGCGTGGCCGGCGACGTGGACGGCACGTAGGTGCCGGTGTGCTCGATGACGCCGCCCTGCCGGAGGGCGTTGATGGCGGCTCCGAGGAAGCCGTGGCCCAGCTCCGGGAGGACGTCGCGGATCTGGTTGCAGCTGAAGGTCTCGTTCTCGAGGCCGTACACGAACACGGCCTGCTCGACGAGGAACTGGGACCACTCGGACTGATCGG